TTCATCAGTCGGATTAGAAGCAAAGTAAACTAGAGCATATACTCCAAGCGTGATGTAAAAGACTGTATCAATCATCTTGATTAAGATAATCTTGTAGAACTCTTAAATCTTTATAATTATGTTCTTGCAAATCTTCCGTAGCTGTTAAATCTACTTTTTCATAATCAATATTAAAGTATTCTGAATAATGTGTTTCTTCGCTATCTAACAAAGTATCAACTAAATTAGATAAATGTTTTTTAGCCTGTTCTTTAGTTATCATCTCCACATCTCCTTGTAAAACATATCAGCATTGTCAAAATCGTTTTTTGCATGTGCGTTAATACTATCAATCATGTATTCTTTTTTAATTTTATTATTTAAAATTGCATCAAGTATTTTTTCTGAATCAACACCATCATATTTTTGTATCCATTTGTTTAAATGTTCATATTTTATTATGGGTTGTTTATTTGCTTTCACGAGATACACTCCTTAAATCCTCTATGTTGATTTGCATAACTGGTGTATCGGGGTGACAATAGTCGTCATACTCGTCCTCATATTCTGAAACAAACTCTACCTCGAACTCATGTTCAAGAGGTTCTAATACTTTGGAAGCATTGTTGCCACCATAACGATATAAATCAATTACATTATTTTCTTTGTCTAGTGAAAAATGTATATAAGATCCACAATAAAAATATTGTTTATCTTTTGTGTTAGTAACTTCAAAGCCAATATCCTCTAAAAACTCACTTTCTTCTATTGCTTGTAATGGTATTGGTTTGGTTGGTCGGTAATATGTTGACATGGTTATAAGCTCCCTCTAAATAAATAAAATAATGCTCTTAAACGCCACTCGGATAAGTGGCGTAGGTGTTTAGGTATCTTACGATAATCTATATTGCTCATGCTGACACCTGTTGTAATTGTAGTTTAGTCAATTTATCTACAAGTGGTTGAAAGTCATTCTCAATAAAATCTTTATCAAGTATTTTATAGTTATCATCTACTTCCATACCCTCGCATACATACCATTGACCACGTCTGAATATATAAATCCATTCTATATCCCATTGAATATCATTCAAGTATGAATGTAGTGAGTGGTATATCATTGGTGCGTCATGGTTTGCTCTACCCTCTAACGAATCTTTTAGGGTAGGTTTAAGAGAAGATAAATAACCTTGGTTGGCTAGTTCTTCTGCTTTTTGTAGTGTGTCGTAATTCTCATTAAGTATTACTCCGTTATAGTCAGGGTATCCGTCATAATC